GGGCTACAATCGTGGCACGCAATCAGCGTGTAAACAAGGAGATTGAGAATGAAGAAGCAGATCACCCGCGAGCAGTGGCTTGAGCGCGCCGTCGATGTCATCCGGGCGTCGGTCAAGAAGCGCGTGACGATTCCCGCCGTCAAAGTGTCGTGCTCCTGGCCCGGTGGCGGCTCCAGCCGCACCCGCATCGGCGAATGCTGGCCCAAGCGCGCATCGAAGGCCGACGTCAACGAGATTTTCGTCTCGCCCAAGATCGAGGATGCTGGCCGCGTCGTCGGCATCCTGGCCCACGAATTGGCGCACGCCGTGCTCGACTGCAAGCACGGCCACAAGGCCCAGTTCGTCGTCACGGCGGCGCTGATCGGCTGCGAGGGCAAGCCCACGAACATGGTGCCGCCCGATGCTGTCTCCCAGGCCTGGGCCGACAAGGTCATCGCCAAGTGGGGCCCCTTCCCGCACCGCACCCTGGACAAGACCCAGTCTCCGACCAAGCCGCAGACGGCGCGCATGATCAAGTGCCAGTGCAACGAATGCGGCGCGGTCTGGCGCATGAGCGGCACCGTCATCGCATCGGCCATCGGCGAGTTGTCGTGCCCGGTCTGCCACACCCAGGAAGAAGGAGCGGTCAATGTCGGCGGTTGACGTTTACACGCTGCGCCTGACGGGCGCCGACGCCGAGGTGGTGCGCGTGGCCCTGGTGCTGCGGGCCGCTGCCCTGGAGGAGGAGGCCAAGCAGTTCGTGCCCCTGGGGGCCAACCTGCGGCGGCACATGGACACTGCCGTGGGCCTGCGCCGGATCGCCGAGGCGGTCCATGAGCAGACCCTCGACTACATGCGCCAGCGGACGTACTGACATGGCCCACCTCAGTCGCAGCCTGACCCGCTTCAACTTCGCGCCCGGTGGCCCCCGGCCACCGCTGCGGACCTGCTGCGAACTGGCCGAGGAACTGGGCACGACGCCGATGGCGCTGGGCAAGGCCCTGCAAAAGGCTGGCATCCAGCCGCTGATCGACAACCGCAAGGTGGGCGCCGCCAACCGGGCGGTCTGGTACGACCCGCGCATCGTGCGCGCCTTCTGGAAGGAGAAAAATAGCGCTTGACAGTCACTTGTAGCCCTGGGCTATAATACGCCCAGGGATTCACCCTGACCGGCCCAGCCGGGTAACCTGAAGAAGGAAGATGAAGATGAACAACGCCGTGATCGCCCCCTCCAGCACCGCCACCGGCCAACTGGTTGACCGCTTCGGTCGCCTCAAGGCCGAGGCCTCCGACATCGCCACCGAGCTTGACACCATCAAGGACGTCCTGATCGAGCGCGAAGGCGAGAGCAAGCTGGAAGGCGAACTGTTCCGTCTGGCGCTGTCGAACACCCTGCGCTCGACCACTGACTGGAAGGCCGTCGCCCTGGCGATGGCGAAGAAGGCCGGTGTGTCCGACAAGGTCTTCGACAACGCCGTGGCGCTGAACACCAACTGCACCGCGATCTGGACCGCAAGGCCCGCCGCCCGCGTCACCAAGTAGCCAACCCCCGGCCCCTTCGGGGGCCTATTTCGTTACGGAGAATTCATGTCAGGACACGCACCCTTCCCACCGTCTGCCGCCAAGCGGTGGATGACCTGCACCGCCAGCTTCGGGCTGTCGCTGCAAGTGCCCGAGCAGGCATCGAGCAGCTACGCCGACGAGGGTAGCCGTTTACACGATCTGGCCGCGACCTACCTGACCCGCGAAGACGGCGCGACGACGATGTGCGCCGAGGACTACGCGACCCTCAAGCCCTACCTGGAGTACGCCAGCAAGCGCATGAAGGACGCCGTCGTCAGCCGGGTCGAGGAGCGCATCGAGCATTCGCAACTGCTCAACGGCACCGCCGATCTGGTGATCCTGGAGAAGATCGCCAAGGTGGGCACGCTGCTGGAGGTGGCCGACCTGAAGACCGGGGCAGGCATCATGGTCGATCCCGTGGACAACCACCAGATGCTGACCTACGCCTACATGCTGCTGTCCAAGCTGATCTGGCGCGGCGAGCGCCAGCCCGACATCATCCGGCTGACCGTCGTGCAGCCGCCCAACGAAGCCGAGCCCGTGCGGTCCTGGGATACCACCTCCAGCGTCGTGCTGCGGCACGGTGCAGCCGCCGAGGAGGCGATCACGATGGCGGTCACCGGCCAGGGCGAGTACGTCGTCGGCGATCACTGCCGCTTCTGCCCGGCGAAGTCGATCTGCCCCAAGCTGCGCGGCGAGATGGTCGAGGCCCTGGGCGGTGCCCTGCCCGCGACGATGACGCCGCTGGCCCTGTCAAGCTGGCTGGACCGCGCTGACCGTATGGAGGCCTTCATCAAGTCGCTGCGCGAGACGGGCCACGAGGTGGCCTCGCTGGCCGCTCGCCAGGGCAAGCCCGGCATCCCAGGCTGGGGCCTGAAGCCCAAGCGTGCGATGCGGCAGTGGGTCGATGAGGAGAAGGTGATCGCCTTCGCCCGCCAGCGCAAGATCAAAATCTGGCAGGACAAACTGCTCTCGCCCGCGATGGCCGAGAAGGAGCATCCCAGCCTTCCGAAGGAGTTGCGCGACATGATCGTTGCTGTATCCTCCGGGATGAATCTCGTCAGGGTTGAAGACCAGGGCGAGGTTAAGCAGGCCGAGGATGGATCGAAGATGGAACGTCTGATGGCTAATTTTGACTTGATGAAACACAGGAGATGAGCAACATGGCTACGAACGGCAAGAGCAACGGTGCGATGGTCACCTTCGACGCGAGCAAGTTCCAGGCGAGCGTCAACAACATGACCCGCAGCGTCGGGGGTCGGGCTGACTTCCTTCGCATGGACAAGAGCGGCGACTGGTACTTCGGCAAGGACGATACCCCGGTGGGCGAGAAGGACTTGATCTACATCGACCCGATGGGATCGGTCCACGGCTGGCAGTGCTGGGCCGACACTGACCTGGACGGCGTCAACGCCGAACTGCTGGGCGACAAGGTGGTCCCGGCCTTCGACCCCCTCCCCGAGATGCCCGATCAGGTGCCGAAGAACGGGCGCGAATGGACCGAGATGCGTGGCCTGTCGGCGGTGCTGGGCGATCACAAGCTCACGTACACGACGACGTCGCTGGGCGGCAAGGAAGCCGTTGCAGCCCTGGGCGTTGCCCTGCGCGAGCAGTACGGCACCGACAAGACCAAGCTGGTGGCCGTCGTGAAGCTGTCCAGCGACTGGTACAAGCACAAGAAGTACGGCAAGACCTACGTGCCGGTCTTCGACATCGTTGACTGGGTCGCGGGCCCGCCCCCGGCCACCGAGGCGGTGCCGATCAGTCCCGCCGCCAAGGCCAAGGCCAAGGCTGAAGTTGCGGGCAAGACCCCGGCGAAGAAGACCCCCCTCAAGCGCCCAGCCGCCCGCTGAAGTACCGAGGCCCCGGGCTGTCCCGGGGCCTTTTTCGTTACTGGTAGTTAAGCCCGGAGCTTCACAATGAACCGCACCCCCATCCTGTGGCTCGATACGGAGACACGGTCCCGCGTTGACCTGAAGAAGCACGGCGCGTACCGCTACGTGCAATGCCCCGACCACCGCATCCTGATCGCAAGCTGGGCCCTGGGCGACGGGCCCATCGAGACGGCGATCCTGAAAGACGGCGTGCTGCCGCTGAAGCTACGCAACATGCTGGCCGACAAGCGCCTCCAGGTGCGAGCCCACGGCGCCCAGTTCGACAGGCTCCAGTTGAAGGGTGAGGCCCCACCCATCGACCGCTGGTACTGCACGATGGCCCAGGCCCGTGGCGTGGCGATGCCGGGTAGCCTGGAGAACCTGGGCCGGGCGATGGGCTCCAAGGTGCAGAAGGATCACCGGGGCATGCAACTGATCCGGCAGTTGTCGATCCCCGGCAAGGACGGCAACTTCGACAACGACCCGGTGGCGATGGCCGAATTCGCCCGCTACTGCGCGCAGGACGTCAGGACGATGCGGGCCAACAGCCGGAACCTGCCCGACCTGCGCGATGAAGACCTGGAGGTGTACCACGCAAGTGAGCGTGTAAACGACAGGGGCCTGCCCATCGACGTCGAGTTGTGCAGGCTCGCGGTGCAGTACGCCGAAGTGGAGAAGGTCGAGGCCAGCGAGCGCGTGCTTGAGTTGTCGATGGGCGCGTTACGCTCTGTGCGTAGCCCCAAGCTGACCGACTGGGTCTATGACCGCCTGGACCCGGCATTGCGGCGGTACATGGACACCATCACCGTGGGCCTGCAAGGGCGCGTTTCCGGATCGGCAGGCGACGTCAAGAACGCGCCGCAGACCGGCGAGGGCACTGGCACCGGCATCGTGATGGGCGGGCGCAAGGGCATCAGTCGCGCCAACAAGAAGGCCAAGGTGAGCAAGGGCCGGTCCCTGGCGACGGGCGTGCGCGATACGCTGCTGGACATTGTCGAGGGCAACCCCAGCGCCATCGACCCCGAAGTGGTCGAGATGATCGAGGCCAAGGAAGCCGGGTCGCTGTCGAGCACGGCGAAGTTCCAGACCATGCTGAACCGGGTCAGCGCCGACGGGCGGCTGCGCGGCGCCTTTGTCCTCAACGGCGCCTACCAGACGAACCGCTGGACGTCAGTGGGCGCCCAGGTGCATAACTTCCCCCGGCTGGTGGCCGAAGACCCCGAGGCGATCCTGGCCCGCATGCGCCGGGGCGAGTCGCTGCCGGGCGTGCTGAAGACGCTGAAGTCGATGCTGCGCCCGGCGATCTGCCCGGGCCAAGGCCGCGTGATCGTGCGCGCCGACTGGAATGCCGTCGAGGCCCGTGGCCTGCCCTGGCTGGCCGACAACGGCGGCGCCCGGAGTTACATGGAGGCCTTCAACGACAGCGAGCGCGACATCTACATCGAGCAGGCCGAAGCCGCTGGCCTGGGCCGAGAGCGCCAGCCGGGCAAGGTGGTGGTGCTGTCGCTGGGATACGGCGGCGGCGTCGGCGCGCTGGGGGCGATGGCGAAGAACTACGGCGTCACCATCGAGCAGGCCCAGGCCGTCGTCACCCGCTGGCGCCGGGCCAACGGCTGGGTGGCCGACAAGAAGACCGGGTGGTGGGCCTCCCTGGGCCGCTGCGCCATGCAGGCCATGCGTAACCCTGGGCGCCAGTACCGGGCGGGCCGCGTCGTGCTGGCGCACCTGGGCTCCAATCTGGTCATGCAACTGCCCAGCGGGCGCTGCGTGCAGTACCCGATGGCCGAGGTGGTCGATGGCGACTTCGGCCCCGAGATTGCCTACCTGAAGGCGTCGTGGAAGCCCACCGCCGACGCGACTGAATGGCCGAAGGCACGCCTGTGGCACGGCATCCTGGCCGAGAATGCCGACCAAGCCGCCTGCGCCGACCTGCTGCGCGATGCCCTCGTGAGGGCCGACAGGCAGGGCCTGGACGTCATCGGCCATGTGCATGACGAGATGATCACCGAGGCCCCTGTACGCCAATCCAAGGCCAAGGGCAAGGCCTTGCAGCGCTGTATGCTGGATTCCGCTGCCTGGGCCGACGGGTTCCCCCTGAAGGCCGAGGTGGACATCTCCCCACGGTTCCGCAAATAAGACAGGCCGGGGCGTCAACCCCGGCCTGAATCCATCCACGTTTACACACTGAGAGCGCCATGCCAAGGACGCAACGCAATGCAAGCCTACCACTTAATCCACAGATGCTGCGCGAGCCCAATTGGCTCCTGCACCAGGACAAGCACCCGATCTGCGCGAACGGCAGACCCCGCAGCGGCACGCTCGATACCCCCAGGGACATCGCCCGGCTGGTGCCGTACACCGAGGCTGTAGCGGCCTTCGCCAACGGCAGCTACAGCGGCCTGGGCTTCGCCATCACCCCGGGCTTCCAGTTCATCGACCTGGACAAGGTTGTCGATGACGGCGTCGTGCAGCCCTGGGCCCAGGCGATCATCGACGCGGCCCGCAAGCTGGGGGCCTTTGTCGAGGAGAGCATCAGCGGCAACGGCATCCATGTCCTGGGCCACGGCGGCGCCGACTTCCCGACGTCCCGAGGCGCCCATGTCGAGACGTACGGCCACGGGCGCTTCATGGCCCTGGGGCGCCGGGTGATCTGCACCGGCAAGAAGAAACTGCCCGACCTGACGCCGCTGCTGGGCCTGCTGGCGGTGCAGCAGAAGCCCGTGCGGCCCAAGCCTGCCCTGCGGCTGGTGGGCAAGGCCCCGCCGCGCTGGCTGGTCGAGCGCTACAAGGTCAAGGAACTGCTGGCCGAGTTGAACCCCGACATGGACTACGAAGACTGGCGCAATGTCGGCATGGCGATCCACGACGCTTCAGGCGGCGCCGAGGAGGGCCTCCAGATGTGGGACCAGTGGAGCAGCGAAGGCGAGAAGTACAAGCAGAACGAATGCGCGGCGAAGTGGGCCGGATTTAAGCCCGGGGGAGGCATCACGATGGGCACCCTGGTACACATGGCCCAGGCCGATGACAAGCCCATTTCGTCACCAGTAATTGTCTCGGGGCGGCGCAAGGAACTGTCCGACGACGAACTGGTCGAGACGGTCCATGTGCCGGTGCCCTGGCCCGTCGAGGGTCTGGTGCCCCCGGGCCTGACCCTGCTGGCCGCGCCGCCCAAGATGGGCAAGTCCTACTTCGTGCTCCAGATGGCCCTGTGCGTCGGGGCTGGTAAGCCCTTCCTGGGGCGCGAGACGTCGCCCATGCGGGTGAGCTACTTCGACCTGGAGGAATGGGAGGAATTGCTCCAGAAGCGGCGCAAGCGCATCGGGCTCGCGCACCACATCGGCAAGGCTAACGTCCACTACGTGATGGAACTGTCGGGCGGCGACGTCGAGGTGATGGACGACATCCAGCGCCACATCGACGGCGGCTCCAAGCTGATCATCATCGACCTGCTGGCCCGCGTGCGCGACGAACTGGGCGAAGACGCCAAGAAGAACGCCTACGCCCGCGACTACGCTGTACTCCGGGGCTTCGCCGACTTCGTCGTCCAGGGCAACCCCGACGTCGCCATCGTCATGGTGCATCACACCAACAAGGGCCAGCACGACGACTGGCAGAACCGCATCAGCGGTTCGCAGGGGCTGGCCGGTGCCACGCACGCCAACATGCTGATGACCCATGTCGATCTGCGCGGCCTGGACGACGACGCCCGCAAGGAGGCCCTGAAGTACCGGCGCCTGCATGTGACCGGCAAGGCCGTCGAGCCCGACGAGATGATGCTCACGATGCTCGATGACGGTGGAGGCTGGGGCATCAGCGACAAGACCACCGACGAAGTCAAGATGCAGGGCAAGCACGCCCACTGCCTCCAGGTGCTGCGCGAAGCCGACGGCGCCTGGGTGACCGCCAAGGAGGTGCATGCCCAGGTCGAGGGCACGCTCGACAGTGTCAAGAAGATGCTGATGCGTATGGCGAAGAAGGGCGAGATTGAGTCCAGCGGCAGCGGCGGCGCCGGGTACCGGGTGTTCAAGTGAGGGAGGCGAGCATCGAGGGATCATGCCGGGCCTACGCCCTGGCGCGGGGCGTGCCCAGCATCAAGCTGCAATCGGGCGTGGCGGGCGACCCTGACCGGGGCTTCCTGCTGCCCGAGAGGCGCATCTGGCTGGTCGAATTCAAGACGCCCACCGGGCGCCTGTCACCCCGGCAGGTGGTACGCCACGCTGAACTGGCGCGAGTCGGGCATGTGGTGAGCGTGATACGCAGCACGAGAGTATTCAAGGAGGCGCTTGACTTGATGCTCGGGGCTACAGCATAATGGAGTCTCTGTAACCCGGAGCTACAACATGCAATACAACCCCCACCCCTTCCAGATCAAGGCGATCCAACTGGCGTGCGACAAGGCTGGCAGCGCCCTGTTCCTCGACCCCGGCATGGGCAAGACGTCGATCACCCTGGCCGCGCACTGCGTGCTCCAGCATCACGGCCTGATCGAGGCCACCCTGGTGATCGCGCCGATCCGGCCCATGTACCTGACATGGCCCAACGAGGTGGCGAAGTGGGACCAGTTCAAGCACCTCCGCGTGAGCATCGTCCACGGCACGCCCAAGCAGCGCGAAGCTGCAATGCGTACGCCCGCCGACGTCTACCTGATCAACCCCGAGATGGTCGATTGGCTGGCGGGCTACGGCCTGGACAAATTCGCCGTCACGCCGACGCTGCTGGTGGTCGATGAGTCCACCCGCTTCAAGAACGGGCGCAGCACCCGCTTCAAGGCCCTCCAGACCATGCTGCCGTCGTTTACACGCCGCATCATCCTGACCGGCACCCCTGTGCCCCAGGGCATCGAAGACCTGTTCAGCCAGATTCAAATCCTGGACGACGGCAAGCGCCTGGGCCGCTTCATCACCCACTTCCGCAAGAACTTCATGGACCCCGAGGAGATTCGTGTCGGCGGTGGCCGCACCGTGACCAAGTGGCACGCCCGCCCCGGCGCGATGAAGATGGTGGCCGGGCAGATCGCCGACATCTCGCTGCGCCTCCAGGCCGAGGACTACCTGACCATGCCGCCGATCATCTACAACGTGATCCCGGTGGAAATCGGCAAGCCCGCCCGCAAGGTCTACGACGCCCTGGCCGACGATCTGGTGGCGAAGACCGCCGACGGCGCCACCCTGACGGCGGCGACAGCGGCAGCGGCCACGATGAAGCTGCGCCAGATCACCAACGGCTGGGCCTACGGCGAGGAAGGCAGCGTGCCGATCCACACCGCCAAGCTGTCGGCCCTGGCCGATCTGGTCGAGGAGCAGAGCGGCACGCCGCTGCTGGTGGCCGTGGCCTTCCTGCACGAGGTGGATGCGATCCGCGCCGCCCTGAAGGATGTCCTGCCCGAGGGCACCGTCGTGCCGTACCTGGGCGGTGGCGTCAGCCGCGAGGTGGCTGACCGTGTCGTGGCCGACTGGAACGACGGCGAGCACCCGGTCCTGCTGGCCCACCCGACGTCGGTGGCCCACGGCCTGAACCTCCAGGCTGGCGGTCACGCCGTCTGCTGGTTTGGCCTGACCTGGAGCCTGGAGGAGCACATCCAGTTCAACGCCCGGGTCTACCGCCAGGGGCAAGACAAGACCGTCGTTGTCCACTACATTACAGCCCAGGGCACCGTTGACGAGGACATCGCCAAGGCCCTGATCGGCAAGGGCGACGTCCAGGCCGCGATCCTCAACCGCCTGAAAGGTACGACATGACCAAGACCAAGACCCCCGCCAAGCCCAAGCTGAAGGGCGGCACGGGCCCCGGCTCGCGCCAGCCCGTGCTCAAGCTGCCCTCGACGCTGCCCAGCGGCCAGCGCATGCGCGGCCACCCGCTGCTGCACCTGATGACGATCCACATCGGCCTGGACCCGGAGAACCGCAACAAGTCGAGCATCGCCCGCGCCCTGGGCATCGCGCCCCAGTCTCTGTACAAGTGGGAGCGCGCCTGCCGCGCTGACCGCAACTTCCCCCTGCCGGTCCTGCGGGCCCAGCAGTTCGCCCAAGTGTTCAAAGTACCCCCGGCCATTTTTCGGCCTGACTTCCCCTGGAGCAATTGAGATGAAGATCGAACTGAACGACCAAGAAGCAAACCTCGTGCTGCAAGCCCTGGGCGAGATGCCCGCCAGGGTCAGCTACATGCTGCTGCAAAACCTGGGCAACCAGATCGCCGCCGAGAACCGGCGCCGCCAGGAGCAGACGACCGAGGCGCCGAGGCCCCACATGCCGCCGTGGCCCGGCAACAGCGCGGGGGATGACCCGGCGCCCGGCCCGCAGTAACATCGTGACGCAAAGGCCTTACCGGGGGCCTCCATCCCACCCCGGCACACACACCTGGAGAGACGCAATGAAGAAGACACTTTTGGCAGGGGCGCTTCTCGCCCTGGCCTTCGCAGCGCAGGCCGAGGTTTGCAGCCTGCTGGCGAAGGACGGCACCTGCACCTTCGCCACCGACACAAGCGGCGGCACGACGATCTTCCAGAACCCGACGAACCTGTCGAACATCGGCTCTGGCTCGATCACGCCCTTCCTGGGCACGCAGGCCAACGGCATCGAATTCGGGGTCAGCACCGACACGCCGCTGGTGAACCTGCTGCCGCTGGACGGCAAGCGCGACAACATCAACACGTTCACGCGCACGTTCACGCGCAACGATCTGGCCTTCGTCAATGTCGCGGGGATCGACTACTACGCCTTCTTCCTCGACACGAACGAACCCAACGGCCCGAACGACTTCCTGATCAGCATCGACACGATCCGTCTGTGGGACGCCAATTCGGTGGCGCAGCAACTGCTGACCCGCGACAACGTCACCTCGCTGGCCGACGTCGATGGCCTGTTCCCGTCGCTGATCTACGCCCTGGGGCCGACGAACACCCTGGTCATGGACGGCACCCTGTTCGCCGGTAGCGGCCTGGGCTACGACCTGTCGATGCTGATCCCCGTGTCGCAGTTCGCTGGCGTGGACATGGACAGCCGCATCATCTTCGGCACGGGCTTCGGCGCCTTCTCGGGGGCCGACACGGGTGACGGGTTTGAAGAATGGGCCTACCTGCGCGCAGTGCCCGCGATCCCGGAGCCTTCGACCTACGCCCTGATGCTGGCCGGTCTTGGCGCCGTGGGCTTCATGAGCAAGCGCCGCCGCCGCGCCGCCGATCCGATGCTGATGGCACCCGCCTGAGTTTGGGAACCCCTGGCGCCGGGACATCTCCTCCCTCACACCGGCACCAGCCCAAGGCCCCCGCAAGGGGGCCTTTTTTACGCCTACAGCTTGAGCACCGGCAGGGCCATCGTGCCGGTCAGCAGCCCCAGCAGCACGATGATGCAGATGATGGCGAAGACCACCTGTGCAGCCATCTTGAAGGGTGGGGGCATGGGTATCTGCGAGATGACCCACCAGACCAAGCCGAAGATCAGGCCCAGGATGAGGATCGTGATGAGCAGGCTGACGAGGGACATTTAAGCCTCCGGTTTTGTCGGCCTGCACCCCAGGCCAGGGACCGCCCCAAGGCGAGTTTCGTTACGGGGAATTACCCGCCGCGCAACAGCTTCAGCCGGGCCTTCTTCATCAGGGAGTCGAGCATCGAGTCCTTCGCGGGCTCGGCCTGCTTGGGCGGTGGCGGCGGTGGCGTCTCGCCCTTCTCGGCGGCGTCCATCTGCTCCTGGCGGCGGCGCCGCGCTTCTTCAAAGATCGTAGCCATGTTGCTTGCTCCTTTTGGGCTCGGTGGCGTCGATGTCCACGCTGGGGTAGCTGTTGATCTTGACGTCGCTGGTGGCCCGGCTGTTGTCGCCCAGGGCTACAGCGCAGCCAGCCAGGAACACCAGGATCAGAGCGTAGCGCATCAGGGCTCCGACACGGCTTCCAGCATAAACTCGTTGCTGCTGACGATGTTCGCCATGCCCGCGTCGGTAGCAATCTCCAGCCGTGCGGTGGTGGTGCGAATGCCGATGCCGACCTGGGTGTAGCCGAACTGCCGGAAGGTGGTCAGCGCATAGATCGTGCCGAAGGTGAGGCCCACGTTGAGCGCGAGCCCGCCGCCGACGTTGACCAAGCGGCACCAGTAATTGTTGCCCGCGCCCACCGTCGTCGGCAGGTACCAGTTGGCGTCGGCAAGGGACGCATTACCGACCTTGCTGATGGTCCCGTCGGTGTTCAGGGTGAAGGACGCCGTCGCCGTCGCGGGCGCGATCTTGGAGTCCCGGATTACACCGATCAGGTCGTTGGGCGGGACCGGCCCCGAGCCACCGCTAGCGAGCAGCATCTGGTGACAACTGGTCATGTCAGCCCCGATCCCTGGATGATGGCCTCGGTGGGCGTGCGGTACCAGACGCTGACAAGGCCCTTGTTCGCCAGTGTGCGAGCGCCCGTGAGCGCGGTGCCGCCCAGGCGCAGCGTCAGCCCACCCGTGGGGGTCAACGTGATGGGCCCGCCAGCTTCGTTGTAGACGCTGACCAGCGCGTTCTGCGCCATCGAGGGGATGGTGAAGTTGCCGAACAGCACGCAGCATTGGCCGCGCTTGTACTCAACGATTGCGCCCAGGTCTTTCCAGCCCACTTCGATACTGTTGTAGTAAAGGTAGCCCTCGTAGCCCGTCTCGACAGCACCAACCCCGCCGCCACCGGGGGTGAAGATCGCGCCTCCACCTTCGTTGATGTGGAGGGCTGCAATGATGCCGCCCCCATAAACCGAAATGGTGCCGCGGTGCTGTGCAGCGAAGAAGGCGTAGCCCAACTGCATGCGGTACAGGACATTGCCCGATGCTTCACCGACGCTGATCTGCTTGGCGTCGGCGGCGCTGCCGGGGGTCGTATTCGGGACCACGCCCAGCTTGCCGCCGTAGTCGCTGGCGGCGGTGCCGAAGGTGACGTTGGTCGTCTGCCACGCCCGCATGACCTGCGTCTCGACGTTGGCCGCGAGCACGCTCAACATGAAGCCTGCGTTGTTGTTGTCGCCGCCGTGGAGGACTCGCCATGTAGGCCCAAGGTTCACGGTGGCCCAACCCAACCTGATGCCGCCATGGGGCGTGAAGACGCCGCCACCGGAGTCGTGGAAGGCGCTGAAGTAGGGGTTGCCGACGCCCGCGTCGCCCAGGCTGACGGTCAACAGGTTGGGGCTGACGGCGTTGAGGTTGTTGCCGACAGCGAGGCGCCCGGCGCTGTTGAGATACATGCGCGGGGTGGGCGCGAAGCTGCCACCCGCTGGCAGTGTGTCGTTGTTGTAGAAGACGATGTTGCCGCCATGCATCTGGATCATCGCGGACGTCGTCACGGTAGCGTCAAGCTGCCAGTTGCCGCCACCGATGGGCTTCGCGCCCGCGTTGAACTGCAAGCCCCCAGCCCCAGGCAGTTGCCCGATGTGGCCCTTGATCGCGCCGTCGCCGTCGATGCGAAGCGCCGCGTTGTTGCCGCCGAACTGGAACAGGTTGGTGAGCAGCAGCGGCAGGCCGAAGCCCGTATTGATCGCCAACTGGCCGGTCATCGTGCCACCGGCAATCGGCACGTAGCCCCCGACTGGGGGCGGCGGGATCGGCACCCCGGCCACCACCAGGGCGCCCCCGATGACGACGTCGCCGGTCACCCCGAGACTGCCGCTGAAGCCGCTGTCGCCCGTGACGTCGATGCCGTCGGGGCCGATCACGGCAGAGCCGAAGACGTTGATGCCGTTGGCCGTCCAGGACTGCACCGTCGTGCCCAGGATCGACATCGACACGACGCCCGTGCCCTCGCGCCACAGGCCTGAACCAGTTTCTGCGCTGAAGGCGAAGGCGGGCAGGGCTTCGGTGCCGTCGGCCAGCCGGAAAGGCGCCACCATGCCGCCGCTGCCGTAGCGGTCCAGGCTGTTGGTGATCGCCTGGGCTACATCGTCCATCGTCGTGTTCGCCCAGGCCGACGAAATGACGGTGTTTGGGACGACGGGCGGCAGGGGCAGGGTGTAGTTGCCGGTGATGCTGCGGGGCATTTTCGTCTCCAGTAATTACTGACGCAGGGCCGCGATGATCGCGGTGCGGACCCGGTCACTGTACGGTGCCAGCAGCCGCTGCAATTCGGTGCGCCCCAGCGCGAGGTTGGTCCCGGTGCGGCTGTAGAGCGCCGCCGCTGGCAGGCCCGCCACGAGGCCCGACAACAGGTGCGGGATGCTCTGCATGGCCGCACGCCCAGCGGTCTGGCTGTCGGCCACCGTGGGCGTCGTCAGTTCGACGGCGCGACTGATCAGCGGATCGTCAGCCGTGCGCGTGACGTCGGTGCCTGCCTGCTTCGCCATCGCCTTCTCAAGCGCCCGTGGAGTCGCCAGCCGATCAGCGCGGGTGCTCGCGGCCTTGTTGACCGGGATCAGGTTGCGGTAGGCCCGGTTGGCCGTCCGCAGCAGATGCACATGCTCGGGCGCCATGCCCTGCTCCAGGCCCCCGCGCAGCGCCAGCTTGATATCGACCAGCGCCCCCGACAGGGCGCGATCCGACGGCGAAGCCATGTGCCCGCTGTAGTCGCGTGCCAGCTTGCCCAGTTCACTGTCCAGGGCCTTGAGGCCCTGCCCGTCGAGGGCCGCGTAGTTGGCGAAGTTGTTGTCCCACAGGCCTTGCAGCGTCCTGACGGCGTCGGGCGTCAGTTGCGGGTTCTGCACCGCACGGTTGTAAGCTGCGGCTGCATCCATGATCCCTTCGGGGTTGGCGCGCAAGTGCGGCACCGCCGCGTCGTACAGCGCCGACGCCGCTTGGTTGGCGTTGCGAATCACCTCGCCGCTGTTGCGCCCGGCAGGCAGCGGCGTTTCAGCCCCAAGGCCAAAGGCCCGGTTGACCACGCGCCCCTGGACATCCTCGACGCCGCGCCGCTGCGCGTTCTGGATCACCTCGCCCGCCACCGGCACGCTGGTCAACTTCTGCTCCATCGCATTGACGGCGCGGTTGCCGGTGGCCTGCCCAGGCGTCAGGTAGACGCCCTGATCCATCAATTCGGTGGCCTCCCGCGTGGGCGCCATCACGCCCCGGGTGGCCGCATGCAGCACGCCGCCCAGGCCACCGCCCAGGGCTGCTTGGCCCGCCTTCTTGAGCAGGAAGGTGCCGGTGTCGTCGCCCGCATCGGTGGGCGCCAGCGCAGCCTGGAGCGCACCGCTGCCGACGGCCCCCGACATGCCCGTGCCGCCCGTCAGCAGGTTCATGGGGCTGGCGACGTTGCCCGCCATGCGGGCCCAATCGACGCCTTCGGGGGCCTTGTACTCAGCGTCCCGCTGCTTGACGTAACCCTCCATGTCGCCTTCGATGCCCAGGCCCTTGCGGATCGCGCCAGGGACGCCCGTGCGCTCCATGATCTGAGCGGCGCCCACCACCGGGTCCATCATCCCGGTGCCGATGCGCGAGACACGGTCCTTGACGACGTCCCACTGATCCTTCGGAGGCTCGGGCGTCTTGGGCGCACGCGATGCGTTTAAACGCCCTTGCAGGTCTTCCTGTGTCGTCCCTTCCGGGACGTTCTGAATGATCGTGCCATCAGGCATGCGGACGTCCATGACTCACCTCGACTTCGGCAGCGAGTTGAAGTCCACCACGGCGCCAGCAGGCGCCGGGGCGGGGGCGGGGGCCGCGCCTGGGGCTGCGGGTGCTGCGGGTGGCTGGAGCCCGGTGCGCTCGGCCACGGCCCGGTTGGCGGCTTGACCCCAGCGCGAGCGGGCGTCGTCGGCGTAGGCCCTGGCGCCCTGCAACTTCTGCATGACCAGTTCGATGTCGTCCTTGTCGGGGTTGATCAAGAAGCCCTGGGCGCGGTGCGCTTCGCCCTGCGACTGCGCCGCGCCGTACAGACGCGACATCTCCATCGCCGCGTCACGCACGAAGTTGACCCGCAGCGCCTTGGCATCCGGGGTCATGCCCACCGCCGTCTGCACGGCTGACTTGCCCATGATGCCGGGCACCCAGTCGGCGGCTGTCGCGCCGAAGCCGAAGGCCGTCGGGTTGGCCTTCACCTTGTCGAGCATGGTCGAGGCGCTGGCAGCGGCCTGGGCCAGTTCCGTCGTCGCCGTGACGTTCTTCTCGTGCTGAACCTTCGGGATCACAGAGCCCTGGTGCGGTGCGTACTGGGGCTGGCCGTTGGCGTCGAAGCCCGTGCGGACCCAGGCAGCACCCCGCTTGTCGCGGACAACCTCATTGCCCGTCTTGGAGTCCACACCCTCAAAGTCGGCCTTGCCGGGGCCGCTCGCACCGGCAGCGCCCGCCACGATGCCAGCGGTCATCATCGCCGTGCCGCGCTGGTACTCCCAGCCTTCCTTCTTCAGCCGCTCGATTTCCTTGGCAGCGGCGAGCTTGGCAGCGCGGGTGGCCGCGCTGTCGATCACGCGCTGGTGGGCCGTGATCTGCGCGTTGATCTGCTTGAGCTTCAGTTCCTGCGCGTAGCCCGGGTCTTCGATGAAGCCCGTCTCGGTCATCTGCCCGCCGTGAACCTTCATAGGCTCCTTGGCCGCTGCCGCCTGCTTGAGGAAGTGCCCCTGGACCGGGGCGAAGTCCTGCCCCGCCCGCTGCGCCGCCAGGGCCAGCATCAGTTGGGTGGTCCCGCCCTGGGCCCGCTTGTCGTACGCCGCCTGGGCGCCCGTCATGTCGGGCGGCTTCATGGCCTCCTGCAACTGGCCGTACAGGGCCTGCTGCCGGGCCTCCAGGGGGTCGAGCGCTTCAGAGGCTCCAGGAGGCGCCGCAGGAGGCGCTTGGCTACCAGGGGTGCTTGGCGGTCCCGATTGCGCCGCCACGGCCCTGGGAAGGGCCTGCGCGGGGGCCTGCGGCGGCTGGGGAGGCTGCACGGGCGGCTGGACCGGGGGTTGCGGCTGGACAGGCGGCTGGGGCGGCGCCTGGGGCGGCATCGCCGTCGGCATCGGTGGCCGGTCAGCCTGCTCACCCCGCAGCGCAGCGGCCTGCATCGTCATGCGCTCGCGCCGGGCTGCTTCGGCTGGCGTGACGTTGGGATCGCCGAACAGGTAGGAGAACAGGTCTTGGGCCATGACAGTGTCCTTACTTGCCGACTCCAGAGCGCTCGCGCAGATCGGCGAAGGCCTGATCGCTCTTGCGGGTCAGCGCGGCCTGATCCTCGTCGGCCTGCTGGGCCTTGTAGGCGCCGACGCCCGTGTTGGCGAGCGCGCCCAGCATCTCCAGCGGGTGCTGGGCGACCTGCATGCGCCCGGCGTTACGCATCTGGCCCATCTGCCCGCCCTTGCGAAGCTGCTCGACCAGCGCCCGCTTGCGGGCAATCTCGGCGTGCTGGGGCTGGAGCCCGCCCATCGTCGTCAGGTAGTCGAGCATCAGTTGATCCTGATTCGGCTGTCCGGGCGGCGGCGGCGCGGTGCCGGGCACCTGACCCTGGCCCGCGATGTCGGGGTTGCCGCCCTGCGGCGGCATCGCCCCAGGGCCCATGCCGGGGTTCATCTGCGGGCCCATCGGCTGGCCCATGCCGGGCGGCATCGGGGGCATGCCGCCGCCACCGGCCACGGGGCCAGCCATGCCGGGGATGCCGGGACCGGCCTGCTGCTGGAGCATCTGTTGCAGGTCGAAGGGGAGGGGTTGACCGTTCATGGCAGGACTCCAATTTCTGTGAGGACATCATCGCGCCAGCGGGTGACCAGCGCGTTTACACGGTGCCGCTGCGCGGCGGGGAGGTTCTCGATGCGGCGATGGTTGTCGTCCAGGTAGGCGGTGCAGTCCCAGCAGTCGCGGCTGGTCTTCTCGCCATCCTCGTAGCCTGGAGGCACCAGATCGGGCCGGTGCTCGGCCACGTAGCGCCAGACCATCTCGCGGGTCCAGTCATGAATCGGGAAGCGGTACATCACGCCGTCAACCACGATGCCGTCGTTGGCCGGGTCGCGCAGCTTGTCGTCGTCGCGCTGGCCCCGGTAGATCACCGTCGCGCCCATGCCCCGGCTGGTCTGCTCCAGCGGTTGCCAGATCGCCCGGTTGCAGCACGAGAAGGAGTCCTGGTAGCGAATGTCCTTCGCGCCCCGGATCATCTGCCCCATGAACGTCCAGCGCAGCGGCACGACATCGACGGGGTGGCCGTACTGCTCGATGTCGCGCTCGGTACGCACGCTGACGAAGACGATGGCCGGGAAGGCCTCGCGCACCTTGTTGAGGTAATCGACGGTGCTGCCGTAGGCGCCGTCGGTCAGCACCGAGACGACATGCAGCCCCGGTTCGTCCTGCAACAGCAGCAGGCACGCCAGAGAGTCGAGGCCACCGGAGAACTGGAGGATTTTCATGGTCAGAAGGCCGTCGCCGCAGCGCCCGCGAGCGTGCCGATGCCGCTCATAAGCCCCTGGCCCTGGGCCTGCTTGGCGTTGAAGGCGTCCATCGATGCGTTGTACTGCTGGCCCGCCGCGCCCGAGTAATCGACGCCCCCGGCTGAAGTGCTGGTGTTGAAGTTGCTGAACTGCGGCGAAGCGACCTGCTGCCCCGACATGAAGGCATTCAGTTCGTTGAGCGGCATCTGCCGGGCAAGCTGTTGCTCTCCGATCTGCTGCTGGCGCAACTGGTTCTGGTAATTCGCCTGGGTCAAGTCCTGGCCGAAATTCTGCTGGTTGGCCGCGAGGTTCTGGCCGAAGCCCTGGGCTTGGGCCTGATTCTGGAACTGACCCGCGCCCATCAGTTCGTTGAACCCCTGCTGCCGGTTCTGCATGCCCATGCCGTGTAAACGCGACATCTCGCTGCCGCCCATCTCCAGCGCGTTGAAGCGCTCGCGGGACTGCTGGTCACCCAGGCGCTGCTTCTCGCGGTTCCACTGCTCGCTGCCACGGGTCAGGCCCATGCCCGCCAACTGGCCCTCCAGGCCTTCCTGGGCCTGCTGGTGCTGCGGCTGCATGCGGTCGAACAGGGCCCCCTCGATGCGCTGGCGCTCGGCGGCGTCGGCGCTGGGCATCGCGCCCAGCGACTGGGTATCCAGGCCGCTCATGAGGCCCTGGCCCGCGCCGCCCGTCTCGCGGGCCATCGGCACGGCACCGGCCTGCTGCAAGCCCGCCCAGTCGAAGTCCTTGGACACGGCTTCGTTTGCACGGCCCAGCATGCCGCCTGCCGTGTTCATCAGGCCGGTCTGGATGCCCATCTGCTGGTCGAGCGCGGCCTGCTGCTGCGGCGACAACTGGGTGCTCTGCGACCACTTGTTGACCGCCTTGCCCGTGGCCGGGTCGATCACCGACTGCGACTGCCACGACGTCTTGTTGCCGTACATGTCGGTCTGGTCGGGCCGATTCGCCCAGTCGGCGCTGGTCTGCGCCTGCTGGCTCGATGCGGCTGTCGCCTCGGCAGCGGCCTTGTAGTCGGGTGCTGGCGGCGGCTTGGATTTCTTGCCCATGTGAGGCTCCTCAGTGCGTGCGCCGGGGCGCGATCCACTTGCAATTCTCGCGCTTCATGCGAAGCACGAACAGCGAGCCATCGGGGTGCGCCCCCTCAAGCTCGACCACCACCTCAAACCCCAGGCGCTGGTCGATGTCGAGCGCGACGTCGTTGCCGCTCGGCACGAAGGCCAGCACCTGATTGCAGCCCATCACCCGGAACGGGTAGTCGAAGGCGGCGTGCAGCACGGTCTTGTCGAGCCAGCCGGGCTCGCCCGCCATGTGCATGACGACGCTCGCGCCGTTGAACCCGTCGTAGGCGACGACGCCGCGCAGCGACTGGTCAACGAAGGACAAGCTGCCGATGGCCCTGATGTCGTACGAAGGCGTCAGGCCGATGCGCTCGCAGAGCCACTGCACCAGGGCGGCTTGGTCTTGCGTCGTGATCACAAGATGCCCCCGGCTTCAACCAGCGCCTGCCAGCCGACGAAGATCAGGTCAGCAGGACCGCGCACGCGCAGCGCCAGCGAGCCGTAGCGGCCCGTGCCAGTGACGCCCGCCCAGTATTCGTAGGACGATCCCTCACCCGACCAGACCGCGACGTCCCACAGGCCCGAGTCCCACAAGCTGCCGCCAGCGGCCAAGTACGGCGGCGCGGCGCCCGTGATGCCCAGGTTCCATTCGTTATTCATCTGCACCATGACGCCCGGGGCTGCTTGCGAGATGAAGCTGGGCCGGGCCATCAGGAAGCGCTTGACGCGCACCGGATCGCCCAGCGCCTGGAAGGCGGTCACGACGATGCCCTCCAAGTCGAGCCCGGGGATGTCGTCAACGTGACCGTCCGAGTTGCCCTCAAAGGCCTGCCAGACACGGCCATCCAGATCGCCCGTGTAAACGCGGCTACCAAGTTGCGCCAGGGTCAGCATCGGGATGCCGCGCAGCATGGCGAAGGCGCGGTTGTTCACCTCGTAGACCCACTGGAGATTCTCGACGTTGATTTCGGCGCGATTGATCACCACCATCTGCTGGCTGGGCAGGAAGACCACCTCCCAGTAGCGCGTGTCCAGCGAGCGCGAGATTTCGCCCGCCAGCGAACTGTTGATCGCCTGGGCGTTGCCGACGTTGGTGAAGAAGCCCTGGCCGCGCATCAGTTCCGACATGAAGCACATGCCGCGCTCGGACAGGATGATGACGTCGGCCATGTAGGTGCTGAAGAAGCGCCTGCCCACCGGCACACGGCCCACGTACCAGCGGCCCTCGACGCCCTGGAACAGAGTCGGGTTGACGGCGTCGGCGTGGCCGTAGACCAGGACGTCGCCCTGCTCGCTGATCACCACCAGTTGGCTGTTCATGGTGCCGCCGCCGCTGGTGCCCGCGCCATCGCCGCCGCTGCCGTCGTACGTCCAGTTGACCAGCGCCGCCAGGGCCCCGCCGTTGGGCAGCATCGGGCCGAAGGGGAATTCGATAGCAGCCCCGAAGTACACACCCAGCGGCAGGTACCACGCGCTCGCGCTGTTCTCGGTCAGGAACCAGAGCCGATTCCTGAAGACCGTCACGAAGACGAACGTGTCGGGGTCGATGTTGCTGACCTGATTGGCGCCAGCGCCCAGCGTGATCTGGATGAAGTTGGCGCCGTCGTAAATCCAGTAGCCACCCCCAGGGTTCACGGCCACCAGGACATGCACACCCGCGCCGGTCACGAAGTTGAGAGACGTCCATTCGCCGGGCGGCGCGCCATTGATCACCGTCGCCACGGGCACCGGGACCGTGACCGACGGCAGCGGCAGCGTGACGTCGTAAATCTTGCCCTCGCTGGTGGCCGCGAACAGTTCCTCGGTGCCGTTGGGCGCTTGGTACTTCAGGAAGGACCGCACCTCGCCGTCGAGGTTGGACTGCCAGCGCAGGTAGCCCCGGCGCAGTTGCACCCCCAGGGCACGAGGGATCAGGTTCTCCAGCCGGATCGCCGTCATCGGATCGCCACCGGGCAGCGGCTGCGCGGTATTGATCCCCTTCTGCGGCGCCGGGTAGGCGAAGGCCAAGTGGTTGCGCGTCTGCGTGCTGCGGCGCGGCGTCGTGCGGCGGGGGTGGGCGTAGGCCTGGATGGGCATCAGAGGGCCTCGTCGTAGGGTTGCTGCTGCGTGCGCGACTGCGCCGCCGTCAAGGCCTGGGCTTCACAGTCCTCCAGGGCCCCGCTGGCGCAGACGGTCTGGCCGTTCTGATCGGTGCAGATGTAGGTCAGGCGCGTGAAGCCGGGCCCGGCCAGGATGCCCGGGAAATTCGGGTCAGGAACGTGCTCGACCAGCGGATTGATGACCCAGCCAGGGGGAAGGACGACGGCCATTTCGTTACCAGTAATCAGTTCTGCCGCATGCCGTACAGGCTGGCCTCGGGCAGGTTGCCGATGCCGATGTACGGGTAGTCGTGACGGCCACCGGCCATGTTGAGGATGTTGGCGCCCTTCTCGGCGCCGATGCGCGAGTCGAAGGCCAGCAGGAAGTCGCGCACCGCTGCGGCGCTGTCGAAGCCCTTGGCTTCAAGCCACTTGATGCGCGTGAGCAGCGACATGAGGATGCCGTCAAGCTGGAAGATGTCGCCGTTCTTGCTGGCGACGTTCTTGTACAGCGTGGGGTCGTCGGCGTCACGCACCAGCGCACGCGACAGGTACATGAACCTGAAGGGCTGGCCGGGCGGCGCGGGCGCGTTGAGGAAGTAAATCTGGCGCTGCCTGATCTGCCATGTCAGCGTGAAGTTGGCGCTGATCGGGAAGACCATGTAGGTCATCCAGCCCTGGGGTGCAACGGGCCCCACGGCGGGGAAGCGCATCGCCCCGTTCCACTGGGTCTGGTCGATGAAGCGGTAGAAGTCCTCGGGCAGCGGGAAGGCCGTCTCGGTGGCCTCGCCGGGGCTCGGCGGCACCGCCGTCTCAACGATGATTTCGCCCATCTTGGTCAGTTGCGACCATTCATAGGCATTGAGCATCTCCAGGCTCGCCATGTTCGCGGCGGTCTTCATCAGGCCGACGTTGCTGTCGGTGCTGCCTGCCGGGTCCGCAGGGCTGGGCAGGGACAGCAGCGAGCACACCGTCTGGATGACGTTCGCCAGCGTCGAGAAGTCTGTCATCTGGTAGGGCATGCTCGCGGCTCCTGTTAACGACGGCGCAGGGGCGCCTTGGTGCGCGGGGCTTCATTCAGGTCGGGGTCGTCCTTGCTCGTGACCATCGCAGCGCTACGGGCCTCGGCCAGTTGCTCCTCCAGTTCCTTGATGCGGTTGCCTGCCGTGGACTCCAGAGTTTCAATGCGCTTCATCAGCGCCTCGTTGCCGTTGATCGTCAGCAGGTACTTCTTGGCCGCGTTGGACATCTCGCGGGCACCCATCCAGGTCATGTTGCTGTCGGCGAGGTTCGCCAACTGCTCGATGGTGCGAATCTTGAAGTAGGCCAGTTCCTCGATGTGGCTCTCGGTGAGGAACGGCGCCACCTTCAGCGGCGTGCCGACGATCTGCTCCTTGATGCCAGCCTGGAACTGCGCCCAGTGCGTCGGGAAGCGCCTGATGTGCTGCTCCCACACCTCGGCGGTGACGATGTTGTTCTTGTCGCCGGGGATCATGATTTCGATGTGAGGGACGTCCCTGTAGATCGGGCGGTTCTCCTGCGTCGAGCGCTCGGGGTCGATGCGCGGGCGCATGTAGAAGCGCACATGCAGGTTGTCGTCGTGGCCTGGGCCCATGCCGGGCGGCAGGCCTCCGGGGCCCTGCATGCCGAACTTGCGGGCATCGGCGCCGACGGTCTGGTCGAACTTCGTCCAGTCGGTTGGGACAGCGGTTTGCAGGGCTTCGACCTGCGCGGCATCGAGGGACATGAGGGTTCTCCTTGTACGCGGGATGTTGGGGAATCTCGGACGGGCCATCCCACTGAACCCGCCGTGTAAACGCTCAGATGCCGATGGTCGGCACGTACTCCACGAAGAAGCGGACGTTCGCCAGTTCGACGTTGTCGGCGCCTCCCGTGACCTTGCTCGCCCTGATCGTGTAGGTGTGATCGAGCGCATCCTCGGCGGTGGTGCCGACGCTGAATGCGGCCTGCACGAAGTTGCCCAGGCCCTGGCCGCTGACCGTCGTGCCGCCAGGGATGTCCACGCCGTCCCTGAACAGGCTGAAGACCACCTCGTCGCCAGCGGGCGCGGCAAGGTCGCAGTTGAATGAGATGCGGTTCACGGTGGACGGCAAGCCGCCCGCCAGCCGCTCGATGGTGCCCAGCACCGGGTCCACGACGTAGCCAGCAGTCTCGGCCAGGACGTCGGCGTAGGTGACGATCTGCGGCGCCACGCCCAGGGCTACAAGGGTCAACGTATCTGACGACAGGATGCCGTAGCCGGGCGTGACCGTGTCGATGAAGTCCTTGACCATGTTGCGGACGTCGGCGGCGGTGATGTCCTGCGTGATGTTGTCGGGCAGGGTCGCGTCGGCCTGGGCCAGGAGCGCGAGCATCGTCTTGCGGGCCATGTCAATCTCCGATGTCGAAGGATGGGTCGAAGGAATCATCGAATGCGCCCAGGTCAGGCGGCGGGATGACGCCCGGGGATACAGCCAGGAAGCCCTCGGCGGTCAGCGGCAGGCCCGCGTACCACATCGCAGGCAGGCCAGTGCTGATGCGAATCTGGCCCAGGCCGTTGGTGACCGGGCCCGTAGGCCCGACCAGGGGGTTGTCGCTGTCGGTGATCTGGCCGTCGTCGAGGTAGCCGATGCCGCCCAAATGCACATCCGGGTCGAAGCCCGCCGCAGCGGCCAAGCCCCCGTCTGCACCGATGGGCGTGCCGCCATTGAAGTCAACAGCCGGACCGCTCGACAGGATGATCCGGCCCTCGGGATCGAACTTGAGTACGCCTGCGATGAGCATGATCAGGCGCTCAGGATCGTGTGGATGGCCGCTGCGTTGGCCGCTGACAACGCCGTAGTCCACACGACGTCATCGACAAACGTGTAGGGGGAGTTGCCGCCGCCAGTGTGACGCAGCACCACGCCAGCAAGCGTGGTCAAGGTGCCCGCTGGTGCGTAGTTCTGCGTCAGCCCTGCATTCGCGCCGTTGGTGTAGTAGACGCAGGCGGCGTTGCCCACCAGACCGCAGTTGAAGACGGTCATGCGGGTTCGCACCAGCGCCGAGATGTCGTAGCTCGGCGACCACAGTCCCACCTTGACGCTCGCGCTCGCGCCGCCGATGTCAACACGGGTCGTGTTCGCCGAACTGCCGGTGTTGATCATGCCGTTGGCAGCATCGTTCCAGCCCACGCTCTGAAACGCATTGCCTGCATTGCCGCTGTTCGTAGCGGCCAGGATGCCGCGAGCCAGGACCGTCAACGTTGCGCTGACAGGCAGCGCGTTGGCCGAACGCAGTTCCATGCCGCCAGCGATGGTGACAAGCCCCGTCCCGTTCCACACCAGTTGCCCGACTGCCGTCGGCGCGAAGTGGTTACCAGCCCCGGTCTGGTCGTAGAGCCGAACCACCTGCCCCGTCGTACCGGCAACGAAGGCATTGAGCGTGGCCGCGTTGACCGCGCCGCCTGCGCCCGTCACGAACGGGATGTCGGCTTCGGTGAGGTTGTCGGCCCTGCGGATACGCAGGCACGGGCCAGAGCCCGCAGCAAGACGGCGCAGCGAGCACGCCGACCACATGCCGGTGGCATACGCATCGAGCAGGCCCGTGCCGCTGCCTGCGGGAGCCGTCGCCGCGAACACCACCGAGTTGCTGTTGGCGTTGGCGCCGCGAGAGTCTGTAGCCCGGAAGACCACTGCGCCGCCAGGACCGCCCGCCAGCGGCGTGCCCGTGACGCGGCCTGTGCCAGAGCCCAGCGACAGACCGGGCGGCAGCGCGCCCGAGAAGATCGAGTAGAAAATCTGCGGCGCGCCGTTCTGGAAGTGCGACGCAATGTTCAGGCTATAGGGCGACCCCTCAAAAGGCTCCGGGGCCGTGATGGGGTCCAGGGCGTTGAACTCGACTGGCGGCAGGACCGGCGCCGAAGCGCCGCCGCCCATCGCCGGGTTGACGACGCTCTCCGTTTCAACGGTAGGCAGCGCAACGCCGATGGCTGTCGTGCTGTAGACGTCTTCCGTCGTGCTGAATGGAACCCCAGGCTTCTCGAAAATATCGACTACGGCCATGACCTTCTCCGGTGATGCCGCCACTGCGCCGCAGTGGCGGCAAGGCCCATCAGGCCGGGGCCGCGCTTGCGGTGCCGAAGGAACCGAACACCGACTGGCCCGTCACCAGCGCGAGGCCCGAACGGTTTGAGTAGCCCGCCTCGACGGCGCCGCCCGTCACCACGGCGCCCGTGGCCGTCACCAGCTTGATGACGAAGCCCGTGAAGGCCGGTCCTGCGCCCGCGTCACGCGAGCCGCCCTGGCCCGCGCCGCCGATGCCCCAGCCCGCCGTGTAGGGCACCGGGGCACCCGTGGCATCGCTCTTGCCGCCGCCGATGTACATGATCGTGCTGTTGGCCGACGCCGTGCCGTCGGGCTTGGTGATGCCTGGGGTGTAGTCGTCGCTGAAGCCCGCCGCCTTGATCGAGTCGGGGGCCGTCAGGCCGATGATCGGCGGCGAGCCGAAGCCGATGCCGGTGGACAGGCCACCCGTCGATGCGTTGCCGCTGGCCGCGAAGCCCGTGCCTGCGGGCAGGCCAAGGTAAGGGACGTCAACGTCACGATCCTTCGGCGAACCCTTCGGGCCCGAGAGCAGATCGAAGATGACGAAGTTGCCCAGGCTCGGGTTGGCGAGGTTCTGGACAAGCGTGCTGCCGGGAAGTCCTGCGGGCATGGTGTTGCTCCTTGAATGAAAAAGGGGCGGGGGCGTTTACACGCCGCCCGCCGAATGCCCTTGATCAGGCTCCGACCAACCGGCCCTGGAACTGACGTCCAGAGCAGGTCAGATTCCCCGCCCAGGCCAGGATGCTCACCTCGGCGTCCTGGTTCACGGCGTAGCGCTTGTTGGGCGACAACGGCACCATGTCCCGTGCGCTATGGGGGCGCAGGAAGATGTACTTCGTGTTCAGGAAGAAGGTCGTGTTCGCCGGGCAGAAGCCACCGATGCCGCCGTCGAGCACGACGTCGGCGTCCATGTACTTCACGCTCGGGAAGCCCAGGTTGCCCACCTCGGGCGAGGTGAAGCGCTGCTGCGCTTGCAGTGACGCAAGGTACACGCCCCAGGCTACGTTGTCCTGCACGATCAGGTCGGGCCTGTCGGTGCCACGGATCAGCGAGGCCCACATCGTGTTCATGAAGCCCTGGATGTTCGCCGCCGTCTGCGCTGCCGTCAGCGTGTACTTCGACGTCCAGAACAGCCATGTCGAGCCCACGATGCCGCCGTAGGCGGTGACCTGCGAGGCTGGCGCCAGCGCGGGCATCGCAGCGCCCAGGCCCGTCAGGGACTTGCCTGCGTAGGTCGTGCCGTCGGCGTAGATGCCCTCGGCCATCAGGTTCGCCATCGTCGCCTCGGAGACGTTGATGCGGCCTTCCAGCAGGTCGATCATCTGCTCCTTGCCCGCGTTCTGGATTTGCTCCAGACCGGACATGGTCACCGGGCAGGCGAGTTGCTTGATGTTGAACTCAGCCGCCGAGATGACGTCGCTCGCGGCCACCGGCAGCAGGTCGTACCCGCTGTACCAGCCACCGTTCGCGTTCTGCGCGAAGGACAGTTCCTGGTAGATCACGTTGCCGCCCGAGAAGGGCTTGCGGTTGCCGCGCTGGTCGAGACGCATGTACAGCGCGTTGTTCTTGGTCACGTTGTCCGCGATCTTGCGGGTGCGCGACTGGATCGTCGTGGCGACGATGTCGGATACGTTGGGGAATGCCATGAGGGCCTCCAGACGAAGTTAAGCCTGCGTTTACACGCGCCTATGCTCGCCTGAGGACTGCTTCGCTGGCCTACCCCGCCCGGGGCTGTCCTGGCCGTCAGTGACGGTGGAGCCCCAGGCGCGGCGGTGCTACTACGCCTCAGTACCGCGAATGCGCCTCGATGGCCGCTTCGATGCTCTCGCGGATCGAAGTCGGTTCAGCCACATTCGGGTTGCCGATGGGGGCCGACCCGGTCACGCTGACTGCGGCTGCGCGTGCGCGCTGGGCCGCTGCCGTCAGTTGGTGAGCGCTCGCCCCCTGTCGCTGGGCGATCATAACCTTGGAGATTTCGGGGTGCAAGAATGCCGCCCGCTCGTAGGCGTCGGCCAGACTCATGTCGAAGCCCTGGCGCTGGGCCACCTCGATCATGTCGGCCATCGCCACCCGCAGGTCGGGGAAATACTTATTCTTCGGGTCTGCGGCGAACTGCTCAAGCTCGCTGCGCGTGGCCGTCTCGGCCTGCTGCTGCACCTGCTGGTGGCGCTGCTGCGCGGCTTGGTACAGCGGCGCCAGGGCCTGCTGCACGGCCTGCTGCACGTACTGGGGATCGGTGCCCTGCTGCTGCTGCGGCAGCGGCTGGCCCACCAGGGCGTTGTCGAGGGACTGGATGTCCACGCCGTAGGTCTTGATGATCGTCGCCAGGGTCTGCGCCTTCTCGTTGGGCGTGCCCATCCTCATGCGGGTGGCGAACTGCATCAGGTTGGTGACCGCCGTCAACGGGTCAACCCCCTCGGCCTGGATCGCGGGCATGAAGGGCTGCACGGCCTGATGGAAGCGCTCGCCAAGCTGGCGCGCCGGGGCCGTGTCCTGGGCCCACTGCTGCATCTGCGTCTCGCGCCGGGCAATCTCCTGCTGCGCTGCAACAGGAACCTGGGCCCAGGCCTCCTTGGCGCCGAAGCTCCAGCCATAGGGCGGCTGGATGGCCTGGGAAGGGGCCTGCGGGGCCGCTGGCGCCCCGATCACGGGCGCGGTGGCACCTGGGGTGCCTGGAGCCGCTGCGGCGCCTCCTGGGGCCTTTTCGGCCTTCGGCAGGAAGCGGCCCATCGAGTCGCGCACCGGGGCGCTGCCCTCGGGCTTGGGATCGGCAGGCGGCGTGCCCTCGGGCGGCGTCTCGGGCGCTGGCGTGCCGCCGTCGCCGCTGTCGGGGGTGCCGACGCTGTCGCCGGGACTATCTTCAGCGGTACTCAGCGCCGACTCGATGTCGCCGCGCAGGTCGTCTTCGGGGCCCATGAATTTCTCCTTATGTGCCCGTCATGCGGGCGATGGTTTCGGCAATATCGTTACGGGTAATTGCTCCACCGGCCTTGCCTTGCCGGTACAGATCGCGGGCGGCTTCGGCCTTGGCCCAGGATTCGGTGTAGTCGTCGGCGGTGGTCAGGCCGTGGCGCTTCATGTACTCGCGGTGCTTGCTGCGGCTTGAGATGTCAACGCCGTCCAGGGTCCGCAGGCCGTCGTAGGACCGATCCCCCGACAGCGGGTTGTCGATGGCCCTGAAGCGCACGGGCGGGAAGTAGCGGTCCATCTGCTGCTGGCAGCAGAAGTGCGGCAGGGGGTTGTCGATGTGCTCGCGGATCGAGCGCACCGTCTCCTCCTCGCGCCCGCAGGCTTGGCATTTCCAGTTGTAGGTGGGCACTACTTCTTCTCCTCGCGCAGGGCGGCAATGGTGGCGGCGGTGCCGCCAGTCCCAGCCGCGAGCGCGGCCAGCATCTCGGGGGTGGCAGCGCCCGCGTGGGTCTTGCCCATGATCACCATGTCGCGGGCCGTCTCAGGCGACACGTTTAAACGCCGTGAAGTGTCCATGATGCGCTGCGCCAGCAACTCCAGCTTGGGCGCGCCGATGGGCGACGTCACGCCCGTGGCGTTGGAGCCCGCGCCCCACACCACGGCCTGGGCGGGCACCGCCTCAAGCCCCGCCTCGCGGGCGATCTTGTCCTTCCACCACGGGCCCAGCGATACCATCTCGGGCACGCTCGCGCTGGCGCCCGCCGAGATGGGCGTGGTGCCACCGGCCTTGCCGCGTACGTCGGGCAGGCCCACCAGCCTCGACCAGTGCGCGTCACCGACAGGCCACTGCGTCTGGAAGCCCGTCTCGGGCACGCCGCTGGCGTGGATGTAGCTCGGGACTTTGGCGCTGCCCATGTCAAGCTCGCCGCCGCCGCGCAGGTACTTCGCCATCGGGCCCGCCTGGGCGGTCTTGTGGTAGGCGTGGCCCATGACCTTCGCCATGTCGTCGGGCCGGTTGCCGGTCATGCCGCCGCCGTGGGTCACGAAGTCATCGAAGCGCCCGGCCTTGTCGAGCCAGTTGGCGGCGGTGCCACGGTTCATCTCGGTCAGCACCTCGCTGCCAGGACTCGCCATGCCCGTCAGGGTGTTGAAGCGCTTGTACTCGGCCACGGCCTGCTCGGGCCCGTACAACTCCTCAAACCGTTTGTATAGCGGGTCCATCGTGTACCAGGAGGCCATGCCCTCAAACAGGTCGGGCCGCTTGCGCGCCTCGCTGATGATGTCGAGCAGGCGCTGGTTGTTGCGCGGGTTCATCACCTCGCCCGCATGCGCGGCGCCCTTGGCGCCCGGGGCTGCGGCGAAGGGCCGCTCGGTCATGTTGCCTGCGCGGCGCCCCTGCTGCGAGATGTCGAACAAGTCGGAGCGGTTCACGCCGAACAACTGCTGCATGGCCGGGTCTTCCGGCGCCACCTTCGCGCCCGCGACAAGCTCATCGGGGGCCTTGTAAACCCCGGGGAACATCGCCTCGCGCTTGGGCCGCATCACCGTGGGCACGACGCCCTTGGCTTGCTTGATGGCCTGCTCGGCGCCCGTCCTGGCGGCGCTGCCAGCGCCCCGCGTCGGCACCTCCAGCAGCCCCAGGGCGCCCGCCGCCATCATCGGGTTGCTCTCGGCGAACTGGTCCCAGCCCGCCTCGCCCTGGGCCACGCCGGGCACGCGCTCGCGGGCCCAGTCGATGCCCTTGCCGATGGTCTGGCCCAGGCCCTGCAAGCGCTCGGCGCCGCGCTGCGTGCTCGGGCCACCGGCCCAGTCCTCGACGGCGCGAACCGTATCGGCGCCGCCCGACGCCGCCGCCTCGGGGCCCTTGCCGCGCAGCAGGTCAACGATGCCCCGGCTGGCCCCCGCCAAGCCCGCGACGGGCTGGACGGCCATGCCCTTGAGCAACTGGCCGGTGGCGTCGGCCTGCCCACCCACCTCGCGCAGCAACTCAGCCATGCTCGCCATGATCGTCTCCTATGACCCGTCGTCGGGCGGCGCGTCGAGCACCTCGACGTTTACACGCTCAAGCGGCAACAGCTTGAGCACGCCAAGCTCGGCGCAGCGGCTGTTGAGACACTTGAGCGTGAGCGCAACGGGTGGCGCCCCGCCCGGGGTGGTGTGCGGCGCGACCTGATGCAGCGAATGGCCGCACGTTGGGCACCAAACACCCCCGGGCAACAGCACCACCTCGGACATCGGGCGCAGGCCCATGTCAGGACTCCGGGGCCGGGTTGGAGTAGCCACCCTCGGGCTCCTTCTTGTAGCCCGGCTTGACGCAGTGCTCGGCCTTCCAGGCGTCGAATTCGGCGGCTGACGCGCCGCCGTTGGTGAAGCGCGCAGGCACCTCCTCGTCGTACTCCTCCACGACGTCGGCGGCGGCGACGTTGAGCGTCTCGTTGCCGTCCTGGTCGGTGGGGTACTTCTTCTCGGCGGCGGCTTCGGCGGCTTGCTCGGCTTCGTAGTCGGCGTCAGCCTGGGTCTGCTTCTTGGTCATGTCGTCTCTCCTTGGGTCATTGCATCGGTGGTCCCGATGCGGGTTGCAATGGTGCTACGTTGGGGCCGGGCTGCATCGGCATGCCGCCGGGGCCCATGCCGCCTTCGACGGCCAGCATGGCCTCGGCGCCCTTGACACGGGCCTCGGCGAGGTTCTTGACAGCCTGGGTCTTGTTCTTGTCCACGTTGCTGTCCTTCTCGCGCACCGTGGCCTCCTCGACGGGGTCGGGCTCGGGCGGCTTGTCGGGCTGCTGCGCGGCGGCGATGGCCTGATCGAGCACCGTCTCGATTTCCTTGGAGATGCGGAAGCCGCCCAGGCCCCACTTCATCATCTGGAGCACGACGGGGCCAGCCTCGGGCTTGCTCTCGATCAGCGGCGTGACCGCCGTGATGAAGGTGCCGACGGCGGTCATGAACTGCGAGCGGCTGTCGCGCTCCTGGGCCCAGTCCACCATCGCCATCGACTCTGCCTCGATGGTGATGCGGTAGAACTTGCTGTTGCCCGGCTCCTTCAGGAAGGCGATGGCCTGCTGCGCCAGCGGCGCGTCGGGCGAATGCTCGATGTTGCTGCGCTCCACGATGGTCTGCGGCTGGAACTTGTCGCAGATGATCTGCGACCTGATGCGCTGGCCCTGCGCGATCCAGGTGCCGATAGCCTGCTGTTTAAACTGGAGCCTGTTGCCGCCGAACTGGGCCTTCAGTTGCTGCGCGCCCAGCGTCTCGTCCGGGTCGGTCATGCCGCGCATGATGTCGCCGATGCCCAGCACCTCGTAGAGGTTGGCCTTGATGGCCTCGCGCTGCTGCGTCAACTGCCCGATCACCGACGCGATCACCTCGATGGGCACGAAGTCCATCTGGCCCTTCAGCCCGCCCTTCTCGGCGAACGCGGCCCAGTTGTCCACCGGGATCATCTGGTTCTCCATGCCCTCAATGAACACGCGCCCGACGGGCGTCGAATTCTTGTCGTAGACGCCGATCACCTTGCAGGCCTTGATCAGGTACTTCAGGCGCGTCGTGATTTCATCGATCTGCTGGTACTGATCCTGCGCGAGCAGGTAGTCGGCCCGGGGCATGAAGCGCGACGTCGCCGTGTTCGCCATCAGCGGCGCCGGGCACGGGAAGAAGCCCCGGAGCCCAAGCGGGTCGGGCTTGTAGTCGCAGATGACGTCGTAGCCCAGGACATGCCAGTACGCGCATTGCGTGGTCTTGTCCCAAATCTCGAAAACCGCCGCCTTCTCCCACGGGTCGTTCTGCGGGCCCACGCCGTCGTTCTTGGTCTTGCTCTTGCTCACCGGGATCAGCTTGCCGATCTTCTTGCCGAAGCGGGCGACCAGTTCCTCGCGGTTCATGAAGACCCGGCGCGCAACCCAGCGGACGTCCTGCCAGACCCGCGCAGGCGACCACCAGAAGTCCTCCCAGTAGACGTAGTCGGCGGGGGCATCCTCGCCCGTGATGGCCTCGTACTTGATGGGCTCGGCCAGTACAGCCCCGGTCTGCTGGTCGGTGACCGCCTCCGTCTCGGCTTCCTTCGTCTCCACCTCGTAGCGGTACCAGACCTGCCCCAGGCCCACCACCAGGAAGTCGCCGACGGCCTGCTTGGTCACCTCGGGGTATGTCGATTCGTCGCCGTCTTCGACGTCGTGATTGAGCATGCGCTGGAGGATGTTGCAGCCCACGCGGCTGACGTCGTCTTCGCTGTCCTTGTAGCTGTTGCTGACGTCCACGTTGGGCGGCTTGGCGTACAGGCTGGCCTTGAGCACCTCGATGTTCGACCAGAACAGGTTGAACTTGCTGTCGGCGCCGCCGTCCATCGCGCTCGCGTCGCGCTCATCGAGGTACTTCTGCACCAGCCTGCGCCCCAGCGAATGGAACTTGGTCAACTCCTTCTTCGCCGCTTGCAGTTCAGTCTCCCAGCGCTTCGCCATCTCGGCAGGCGACTTGCCCTTGGCCTCCTTGGGCACCTTGGACTGATCCCCGGGCTTCACAGGCTCGTTGATGTCCTTGGCGTTGCTGGGGTCGGGGTCGGTCCCGTAGCCCTTTTCGTCACTGGTAGTTGTCTTGCGGGGCATCAGAGTCTCCCTTCGTTGGGCCGGGGCCCGACAGTCGCCCACAACTGGTCGAGGGTGAAGCTGCGGTCAATGGGCGGCACGATTATGGTCTTCGGCTCGGGCGGCGGGTCGAGCACCATCAGGCGGGCGGCGCCTTCCATGTAGGCGTCGGCGCCGTGGCTCGACCAGTCGTGCTCGGGCTCGCTGCTGAAGGTCTTCGTCTCGTCGTCGTACTTGTAGGCGTAGGCCCGCATCGCCATCAGGAAGGGCTCGCAGACCGGGGCGTCACTGATGCGGGCGCGGCGCAGCATGACGCGCCCGGCGTTGATGCTGTCGGCCTTCTTGCGCTGCTCGTTTACACGCACCTCGCAGCCCTTCCACGGCGGGTTGGCGAGGAACGTCTCGACGGCGGTGCGCTTGCTGGCGAACGTCCTGGCGCGGGCGTCGTGCGGCAGCACCAGGACGTTGGCGGGCGGCTGCTTGGACAGGCGCTCGATCCATTCCTCGGCGTCCATGCCGCTGCCGTCGTCGTAGTGGAAGACTTCAAACCCGCCGCGCATGCGCTTCCACCAAACCCACGCGGCCTTGTCGCGGTAGCCGATGTCCGACGTCACCCACACCTCGTCGTTGGGCCCTGGTGGGTCGATGTGGCAGATGCGGCCCTGCTTCTCGGCCTGCTCGATGTAGCGCCCGAAGATCGCGCCGACGTTGGCCGCGCTGAAGTCGCAGTCGTACTCCTGCCGGTACAACTCATCGGGCATCTCGGCGCGCTCGTCATCCAGGACGCTCTGCGCGATGTGCTTCGTGTCCTTGACGCCCAGGTGCGAATGGAACCACGCAGGGTTGGCCTTCGCCAGCTTGATCAGGTCGTAGAAGTGGTTGTAGCCCCGGGGTGTGCTGATGAATGCCGCCCAGCCGCCGTTGCCTGCCAGGATCGGACGGAATATCTGCCACGCACGTGGGTCACTGAGCGCTGCCTCGCTCATCGTCAGGCCGAAGGGGTTCGCGCCGACGATGCTGTCGTAGTAGTCGCTGCCCACCAACTGCCAGATCGCGCCGTTGCGTAGCGTGATCTTCATCTCGGTCTTGTTCGTGTCCTGCCGGATCGCGGAGGGCATCGCAGTGTCGAGAATCTTGTGGCCGGTGTTGTCGAAGCCGTCCCATATCACCTTCCTGGCCTGCTTGTGATTCGGGAGCATGTGGAAGTACATGCCTGGACGTTCAAACATCATCTTGACCGTCTGATGCACCATCGTCAGGTCTTTGCCGTAGCGGCGCGGCCAGCACGCGGCGGCACGCAGGCCACCGTGATCGAAGTAGCGCATCAGGCTGCGCTGCGGTGGCCTGGGCGTGAACCCGTTGGGCAGGATCAGTTCGCTCATCGTTTACACGCTCAGTCGCCCCAATACTCGTGCCACGACAGCCAGCGCTCCTCGACCCTGCACGCCAGCAGGTAGCTCGCCACGGCCACGGTGGCCGTGATGACGACGATGCCGATGGCGACGATGCAGATCACGCCAGCCGCCCCATCAACCTCGACAGCAGCGCATTGTCCCGCGTGACGTTGGCCGCGATGCGCGGCGCGTGCTTACGGAGCACCTCGCTGATGGTGCGAGAGATGTTGAACACGCGGCGGCGCGTGCTGTTGCGACGGCGGCGCAGACTTGTCATGGCCCGTACCACATGCGGTACTCGATGACGCGCTCGATCACGTAGGCCGCGAGCGCGCCCACTGCGATGCCGCCGATGAAGGCCAGCCAGATCACGCCCAGGCCTCCACTGCCGTGATGACCGCAGCGGCGATCAGCGGGCTCGCTGCGATGACCCACAGCATCCAGGCAGGGTCAACGGCGCAGGTCACTGGTCGATCCCCTCGATGCCCTTGTGCCCCGCCACCAGTTCGCGGGCCTTGGCCGTGCCCAGGGCCTCCAGGTCAGTGGCCTGGAGCAGGTCCAGGCCACTGACGGCCACGCGGGCCTCACCCAGGCGCACCACGACGCTGTCGCTGTCGCTGGCGCCCAGGATGCGGCAGTCGGCCAGCCGATGGGGGCGCAGGCCCTGCCGGAAGCCCCTGATGAAGGCATCGGGCAGGAACTGGACGTAATTCCCCGTAACGAAACTGCCGGGGCTGCTGGCCCTGGGGTGGAGGCCTTCCGGCCATGTCGCGCCCATCTCAGGCCTCCTTGCGGATCACCACGGTCAATGGCCCGCCACCCTCGCCGACCTGCTCCTGGCGGGACAGCTTGGGCGCTGCGAAGTCAGCGAGGTGCCCCAGGCGCGTGAGCGCACCAGCGGGGTCAGCGGGCCTGCCCGCCATGATCACTTGGCCCTTGGCGTTGAGCTTGTCGGGCGTGCCCTCTGCGACCTGCCGCAGCCACAGGGCGACGTTCTCGCGGTTGTCATCGAGCAGGCGCTGCACCGTGACGCGGAACTCCTGCGTGACCTTGTTGGGCACGCCCTTGACCCGCCCCTTGCCCGCGTTGGGAGGCTTGCGCCTGGGCGTTTCAACAGCAGGCACCAGCACTTTGCTGGCCTTGTCAAGGACTTTCGGCATGCCGCAGTGTAGCCCTCTGCGGGCCACGCCGTCGAGCGCTGGACGACGACGGGCTCGCGTGCGCGGGCGCTCGCGCACATGCGATCTATATATATTTAATGTCCTTATGTCCCTATAGAGGGCCCTACGAACAAGACAAGAGGACCGCAGACCTACATAGACCCCCTCTCAAACGGGGCGTTTTTTCGCCAGCTTCAGGCCGTGGGCAAGCTGCCTGTCGTAGGCCTGCCTGCTCGCCACCGTGACGCAGTACGGTGGGTACTTCTTGATGCGCGCCGCCCGTTCGCTAGTCTTGGCCTGCGAGGCCACCCGGGCCTTGATGGCCTCGACCAGCACCCGGTGTGAGGCCTGGGCCGTCTTGATGACGTCGGCCAGCGCCGCTTCCTGCTTACGCATGTTGGACAGGTTCGTGTCCAGATTCGGGGTCAATTTCACGGTAGGCTCCAGTCAATTTGTGGGCCATCAGTATACCACCCACTTATTTGTGAAATAGTGCTTGCGCCGCCTTGAACATCCGGGCTACACTACGTGCGACGGATCAACAAACAAGGTACTGCAAATGAACACCGCCCCCGCCCTGCTCGACACTGCCGCAGTCGCCGCCCCCGCCAAGAAGGGCCGCCCCGCCAAGCACGCCGACGCAGCCGCCCGCCAGCGCGCCTTCCGCGCCGCCAACAAGCTCAAGACCCTGCGCCTGGACGGCAAGGCCGCTGCCACCATCGCCAAGCTCGCCGCCGACTTCGACACCGACGAGACGCATGTCGTCAACAACCTGATCCGCTTCGCCCTGGCGAACCGCAACTGGATGTCCACCGGCATCGGCGGCTGGGCCATCAAGGACATGCGCGCCACCAGCGGCAAGCGCGAAGCCCCCGCCGAGCGCGACGACTCCCTCGATTCCTTCTCCCTCGCCTGATCACCCCCAAGGAACCCACCATGGCCCTCACCTTCGTCACCACCGCCAGCGCCCCCTTCGTCAACTACTTCGGCAAGACCACCCGCAACCACGGCGTCACCCTGTACCGCGACGGTGCCTACGTTGACAACTACGTCTGCGAGTCGGCCCGCCAAGCCAAGGCCATCGGGCAGGCCTGGGTCGAGCAGAACGACGCCGACCCCCGCATCTCCCTGACCCTGACCAAGACCCTGATGGGCTGACCATCGTTTACACGCCAACCACCAACCCCGAGGAACACACCACCATGAACCGCAACTACCCCGTCGGCGCCCGCGTCCGCAGCTACGACTTCCCCACCCGCGTCGATTGCTACATCGAGGGCCGCGTCCTGGCCGTCAACGACTTCCAGTACCGCATCCAGGTCGATACCGTCGTCATCGAGGGCCAGCCCAAGCCCACCGACGGCACCCGTGTCGTCACGCCCCCGGTGAACGGCCTGGAGGGCATGTACGGCCCCACGCACGGCGTCGTGCTGGCCGACCAGGACGTCTTCCACGCCGCCGCGATCCCCCGGTAGCCACCGACCCCCAGGCTCCAATCCATCCCCATTTCGTTACGGAGAATTGCAATGCTGACCACCCCCAAGACCCCGCACGCCCTGCGCCCCGGCGATCTTGTCCACCATCACGGCGGCGTCTTCCTGATCGTCTCCGACCCCGTCGAGTCCCAGACCCACCGGCCCGAGGGCTACTGGCCCCAGGCGGGCATAGGCCCATCGGCCTGCGTCGTCGCCAGGGGCGTGTGCCTGACCGGCACCGTGCCCGGCTACTTCGCCCCCGGCAGCGACTGGTCATTCCAGGGCAACCACCTCGCCACGTACCGGGTCCAGGTGACAGCATGACCATCGTCATCGACGCGGGCTCGATCCTGTCAGCCCTGGGCTGGCTGGCCCTGGGAGGCGTAGGCATCGGCGCCCTGTTCATGGTGCCCATCGCCATTGTCAAGGCCATCAACACCCTGGCCTGTGCCATGCATTGGCTTGGGACCGGCGAATGGCCCACTTGACAGCCTTCCAAGCCCCGGGCTACAATCGCATCGTTCGTTCAACACACCGGAGATTCTGATGTCCTTCAACCCCGCCAACTTCCCCTTCACCATGCCCGCCCTGGCCGTGCCCGGCATAGACCGCACCGCCGCCCGCGCCCACGGCGCCGTCGATGACGTTCTAGCCAAGGCCGTCGCCGCCCAGCGCGAGACGGCCGACATGGTGCAGTCCCTGCGCGACGCGGCGAGCCGATTTGAACTGCGCGGCCAGACCAACAACATGCTGACCTGCAAGGACTTGGCCTCCAAGCTGGCCCACTACGGCAGCTTCGCCAGCGACAAGCAGGCTGGCTACGCCAAGCAACTGGTCGAATGGAGCAAGCCCCAGGCCGAGGCCCCCGCCGCTGCGAAGCCCCAGGCTCCTGCCGCCGTCGTGCTGCCCAAGCTGTTCGACCTGATGCAGCGCCTGAGCAAGCTCACCATCGGCCAGATCACCATCGCCCGCAAGAACCAGGACAGCCTGTGCTGGGTCAAGTACGACCTGCATAGCGGCGTGATCGGCAAGATCGAGAACGGCGTGCTGCACATCTTCAAGCACCGCATCCCGGCTGGCACCAACGGTGCCAACGTCGTGGCCGAACTGCTGAAGATCGAGGCTGACCCCGAAGCCGCCGCCGTCCTGCACGGCAAGGCCAGCGGGCGCTGCGCGGTCTGCTCGCGTGACCTGACCGACCCCGAGAGCATCGAGCGCGGCATCGGCCCCGTCTGTGCCGAGAGGTTCTGAGCATGACCCCCGCCGCCACCCTGGCGGTGGCCTGGGCCCTCGTGGGCCCGGTCACCGCCACCCCGCACGCCGCCGTGTCGCTGACCACCGAGCAGCGCCTCGTGTACGTGATGGCCGTCGAATGCCGCAGGGGCATCGGCTGGCTGTACCTGTCCGACAGGCACCAGGACGGCGCCTACAGGGACGCCTTCTACGCCCTGGGCGCCAAGGATCACGCCAGCGTGATCGCCGCCACCCTCTGCAAGAGTTTCACCACCACGGGCTACCAGCCCATCTTCCAAGGAGCATCGCAGTGAACAAACCGCAAGAGCAACGCATCGCCGAGGGCGAAGACCACGGCCCCGGCCAGGAGGCCAACGCGGCCCTCAAGGCCGGGGCCAAGGCCCTCACCGACGTCCTGACAGCCCAGGGCATCACGGGCGCCATCTACCTGATCGCCGTCGTCCTGCCCAAGCACGAGCAGGGCCACGACGTCATCCGGCTGGCCTCCAACCTGACTCGCCGCGACGATCTGCACGGCCTGATCCACCACCTCGCCGACAGCCTGCACATGAACACCGGCCCGGCCATCGACCTGTCCGACAAGGGAGGGCACTGAGATGCCTGTCATCGTCACCATCGCCAGCCCCGTGCTGGAGAACCTCAAGGCCTGCGAGCGTGCATGGCACGCCGTGACCGACGCCCTGCTCATCGGCAACCCCGACTTCCTGCAAGGCCCGGGCACCGGCATCGACTGCGCCGTGCGCGAGATTGCCCGGCTGCAACGGGCCGACGCGCTCGCCAGGAAGATGACCGACGCCGTGGGCCGCGCCGCCGCCATCGCCACGATGGGGACCGACGCATGATCCCCGTCCTTCCCGCCTTCAAGGGCAGCATCCAGCCCGAGCCCGGCAGGGCCCTGCTCGACGCCCGCTTCTGCCGCATCATCATCGCCGTGTTGCTGCTTCGCAACGGGGGCCAGTCGGCCACGATCACCCAGGCCGACCTGGACGCCGTCGTCGGGCTCCAGGTGATGGAGGGTGGCGACGCCCAGGGCAACTTCATCGTGGGCCTGCGGAACCCGCCCACGGGGGTGCGGCAATGACCCGCGCCGCCGACGCCGTAGAACGCGCCAGGAGGCGCGAAATCGCCAAGGAGGTAGCCGAGGTAGCCAACGAGCGCCAGAGGGTCGCCACGGCCCTGGCAGACCCATCCACGGCCCTTCGCAAGCTCAAGGAGCGCACCCGCCAGCGCATGAGGAACCTGCGCGACCCGAAGTGGGGCCCGGCCCGGCGCTTCCCCGACTTCGTGGCCGGGATGTCAACGAGCACTTACATCGCACTTTTCCAGTCGATGAATGCCAGCGGCATGGGCGACGTCCACCCGCTGACGTTCGACTTCAGGACGGCGGGCCCGGCCCCCTGGGAAGGCCAGCCATGACTGAACTCTGGTGGATCGTCCTGCTCGCCGTCGGCTGCGTCATCAGCTTCGGCGTGGGCTACATCCGGGGCGCCGTGGACGCCACTGACCGCTGCGCCAAGCGCGTGGCCGAACTGATGCACAACATGAGGAAGCCACTGCCGTGACCAACAAGACCCTTCGCTGCCCGCTGTACGACAGCGACATCGACATGATGTACCGCACGGGCGGCAGCTTCGCCCAGGCCATCGCCACCGCCTACACCCGGGCCGACAGCATCAACAAGGCCAAGCTGCGCGCTGGCCTGCCGGAACTTTTCGGCAGGTACGAGCACCTCTACGCCGCCTACATGGTGGCCTACAACGAGAGGCGCGCATGAGCACCGCCGTGCTGATCGGAGCGGCAGTCGGCGCCATCGTCGGCGCCCTGCTGTTCACCTGGGGCTGGTGCAGCGGCGCCAAGGACGCCGTGGACCGGGCCGACGCCCTGGCGAAGGCCGAGCGCAGCAAGTGGATCGCCGAGCAGGAGAGGTGGAAGCAATGAGAACCGACCCACGCATCGCCTGCGCCAACGGCCCCGAGCGTTGGCACTGGGCCTTCATCCACGACGCCCTGGCGCACCCGCTGATGGCCCTCACGGGCTACAGCGGGTGGGCCCTGGCCTTCCACAACTACACCTCCAGGAGGGCATGGCCGTGACCCCGAGCACCAAGCCAGTCACCCGGCTGACGTCGGCCTACGTGCGTGACCAGGGCCTGCGGGCCGTCGTCGTCACGATCACCGGCAGCTTGATCGAGCTACGCGCCAAGGGGCGCCGACAGGTCGAGGTGGTCGATGTCGTCAGCCTGTACTACCAGACCGTCAAGAACCGTGTAAACGCCGAGCGTCGGATCAAGAAGGCCGACAAGGCCAAGAGGCGGGTCAAGTGAGCAAGGCCACCGACCTGCAAGCCGCCGCCGAGGCCCACGCCCGGCTCCAGAAGGCCCTGAACGACTTCCACGAGCGCCGATCCGACGAATGGACGCGGGCCTCGCTGGAGGCCATCAAGGCCGCTCAACGTCGGATGGCCCAGGCCTCCCCGCAGTCGAGTTTCGTTACGGAGAATTGCAAATGAGCGCCAAGGACTTCAGCCAGATGGTCAAGCGTCTACGGGCCCAGGGCCTCATCACCGACGTCGTCAGGGGCGCCAAGCACCCGATCCTGATCCTGGCCGGTGGCGCCCGCTACACGATCCCCTGGACGCCGTCGGACTGGCGCGGCATCAAGAATGCCGAAAGTCACATAAAAAGGCTTGCACGACGTTAAAACCCCGGGCTACAATCGTGGCACGCAATCAGCGTGTAAACAAGGAGATTGAGAATGAAGAAGCAGATCACCCGCGAGCAGTGGCTTGAGCGCGCCGTCGATGTCATCCGGGCGTCGGTCAAGAAGCGC